GAAGCGAAGTACGGAAAAAGGTTCTCTCTTAAACATGTAGAGACCATAATGAAAGAAGAAGGGTGGACAGAGACTGATGGGCAAGAAAGTTCCAGTGATATCAATAGGTGTCGGAATGGCTGACATGGATAAACTAAAGAAGAAAATGAAAAAAGCCGAAATGATGAATGGTGGTATGGCTAATGGAAAACAGCACATGTATTCTAACGGTGGAAGTGTTACAGATAACTTGCCTAACAAAGGATTGAAAGCACTGGCAAAGTCAGAAGCCGGTAAAAAGGCAGTCCGCAATATGGGATTTAACGTATAACACACCCGATAGAGCGTGACATTCGTAATTGGTCACATAATTTTTTAGAATTACCCAGTGAGAAACTAAACGGNTTACCACCCTGTCCTTATGCTAGGCAGGCTTGGGTTGATGACAAAGTTAAGTTTGATATCAATACAGGTTTAGAAGGATTACTAAAAACAGTATCAGAGTTTGACACACATAACTATGATATTGTTGTATGGGCAGAAGAGAACCTACCCGACATGGACTATTTAGATGGTTGGTGTGATGGTGTAAACGAAGCTCTATCTGTCTGTGGTAAAGATATGCACCTCATGGTGTTTCATCCAGACTATGATGCTACAGAAGCAGGTCTGGATTTTCTCGTTGATGACGGTGTTACAGACGAGAGCTTAAGCTACTGCATGGTATTCGTGCAGCGGCTATCCACCCTAGACGATGCCGCACTAAGTCTGGAGAAGTCTGGGTATTACAAACACTTTCCAACAGATGTGTTTGAATCATTAGTGCTAGACAGAAGGAGACTGAGAGATGGCAATGCATGGCAAAGCAAAAATGGCTAAAAAGAAAATGCGTGGTGGAGGAATGTCCATGATGGCAAAGAAGAAGAAAATGATGCGTGGTGGCATGTCCGCAAAGAAGAAGATGATGGGCGGTGGCATGGCTAAAATGGCGAAGAAAAAGATGATGCGCGGAGGTGCATCTATAAAAGGAAAAAAGTCCTAAAGGCAGAAAAGGGAACTTCCGTCAGTAAGTCAATGAGACCTGAAGTTATAACTAAAGATGATATTCTTGATGCTATGATAGCTAGGTCTGCTAGAATGTCTAATAGTAAAGGCACACTTTCTAGGAAAGAAGCTTCCGAACTTCTAAAAATATTCGAAGAAATGAAAAGGTAAGCTAATGGTCTACTTGTCAGAGTCATCGGTGCATGGCTTTGGAGTTTTCGCTGACAAGAACTACAACATAGGAGATACACTTGAACTATGCTATTATCTTGTTACTGATGATTCTGATATGACCAACACCTGCATACTACACGATTATGTGTTTGGTACACCGAATGAAGAAGAAGAGTATTTAGTTCCACTAGGAAACGCAATGATGTATAACCACAGTAGTGACCCTAATGCTGAGTGGGAAATACATGACGATAATAATTTTATACGATTTAAAGCTGTAAAGAATATTAAAAAAGGTGAAGAGATACTTCACGATTATGGCGATGAATATTGGGAGAGTAGAAATGGTAAAGGCAATAGCAAAGAAGAAGATAAGCAAAGTTGCGAAGGGGCTGAAGAAAGCTTCCAAATCACACGCAAAGCAAGCTAAAACTTTATCTACACTAAAATTAAACAAAGGTAGCACCGTCAACAAAGCAGGCAACTATACCAAGCCCGGAATGAGAAAGCGTATGTTTTCAGCAATTAAAGCAGGTGGTAAAGGTGGCGCACCGGGACAATGGTCTGCAAGAAAAGCACAGATGCTTGCTAAAAGATATAAAGATGCAGGTGGAGGTTACAGGTCGTAATGGCTGACCCCAAAAAAGGAACAGGCAAAAAGCCAAAAGGAAGTGGTAGAAGATTATACACTGATGAAAATCCCAAAGATACAGTCCCTATTAGATTTGCCACTGTGGCTGATGCCAAGAGAACTGTGGCGAAGGTTAAAAAAGTTAAAAAATCGTTTGCGAGGAAAATACAAATCTTGACAGTGATGGAACAACGTGCTAAAGTAATGGGTAAAGACGCTGTTGTTAAGATTGCTAAACTAGGCAAAGAACAACTAAGGAAGCGACATGGCACTAGCAAAGTCACAACGTAGTCTTAAATCGTGGACAAAACAAAAGTGGAGAACAAAGAGTGGTAAACCCAGTGCAAAAACTGGAGAGCGTTATCTACCAGAAGCTGCAATCAAGGCTCTATCACCCCAAGAGTACGCAGCGACAACTAGAGCTAAAAGAAAAGGCAAGGCAGCAGGAAAACAATTCGTTAAACAGCCTAAAAAAATCGCTAAGAAAACGCGAAGTTATAGAAAAGTTACATAACGTAGGATATTTTGAATAATGGCTATTGTAGAAACAGCTAAATATTTTACAACTGCGAAAGACCTTTCAGCAACATCTGGTGGAGCAAGCGGTGATGTAATATATACTTGCCCTGCTAATTTTATTTCGCTTATTAAATTTTTACATGTATCTAGCGGTGCAAGTGGTGCAAAGAAATACAGCCTTCAGTGGTATGAAGCTGCAACAACTACTTATCATTTTATTATAGATGAACACAGTGTAGCAGGTAATGGCATTGAAGAAGTAATAGAAGGTGGTGCATATCTTGCATTAGCTGCAGGTGATAAAATTGTAGGGTTTGAAGAGTCAAGTTCAGACTTTCATGTAATTGTGTCTGGTGAAGAACATTTTCAGACTGCATAATATAGGATAATTTAAAAATGATTGTTAAAGCATGGTTCATAGTAGCTGTAATGTCTGGTGTATATACAGACGGAACTAAAGATATATTTATATTTCAACATCCAGTAGACCACGGACATTTTCATAACGCGGCTATGTGTCAAAAGTTTATAGGAGACCATCCTTTTAAAATAGCCAAAGCACTAATTAGTCAGTATGGTAGCAGACCACCAGAGCAGATTATGTGTGTTCCAGAAGACACAGTTAGATTGTTTATGGAAGAGGGTGGTAGACGAGGAGAACCGACCTAGTGCTATATGAGCCTACATGTGAGGTTTGTGGTCATCACATTGAAGATGATAAATGTGAGTATTGTGAGCAGACTGGTAACAATGGTGACTGGGTAGAAGAAATCATAAAGGATAAAGATGACTCCAGAGACTCTTGATAAATGGCGAATACTTCCAAGACTTATGATGTTAGTTATGACGGGCGTTTACATACGCTGTATAGAATGGGCTTTGAGTCAGCCAGAGTTGACTACACAACAAGCAGGGCTAATTTCCGTGATTACTGGAGCGATGACAGGAAGCTTTGCAATCTGGATGGGGGCAGAGAAATCCGAACCCAGAAGAATGGAAAGAGAAGAGAGATGATTAGATATTTAAAAAGGTTATGGTGTGCTTTGTTGAACAAAAAATGTTCAGATACATGCACATGCAAAGACAATGGTTAGAAACTATAAACGTGAGTATGCATTAAGTGGTGGTAAGCCCAACGAAAAGAAGAACAGAGCTTCTAGAAATAAAGTTAGACGAGCATTAACACGAAACGGAACTGTACGTAAGGGTGACCGTAAAGACATAGACCACATAGATAAGAATCCTAGAAATAATGCACCGCGAAATCTACGAGTAATAAATCGTAGTAGAAACAGAGCAAGAAAATGATAGGCACATTACTGAGTTCAGTATCTAGTTTAGCTTCATCATATATTGAAGGTAAAACAGCGATACAAAAAGCCGAAGCTACTATTCGTATGAAAGAAGCAACAGGCGAGATTGATTGGGACTTAGCTGCTATGAGGGCATCACAGTCCTCGTGGAAAGACGAATGGCTTACACTTTTGTTTAGCATTCCTCTAGTACTGAGCTTCTGTGGTGAGTGGGGTAGGGGTATAGTAGCAGATGGATTTGAAGCACTTGCAGGTATGCCGCAGTGGTATCAGATTGCGTTAGGAGCTATAGTATCTGCGAGCTTTGCCACACGCTCTGCAGGTAAGTTTTTTAATAGGATGAAAAAGAAATGACAGCTAAATTTTTTGAACACAAAACTGTAGACAAAACTAAGAAAGCTAAAAAGAGTAAAAAGGTAGCAGGAGTTATCAAAGAAGAAATGGTTGACCCCATACGAAAGTTTATTAAAGAGAGAAACTTAGATAAGTTGAAAAAGTCCTTACAAGAAGAATATATGAAGTCAGTAAGAGATAGAAAAAAATATACTTAATGGCAAAATGGAGATTACCAATGTTTAAATTATCGCAGCGTTCATTTCAAAGACTCGCAGGAGTCCATCCTGACTTAGTAGAAACGGTGAAGTTAGCTATAAAAAAATCAGATACAGACTTTGGTGTAATATATGGAGTCAGGGATTTAGCCACTCAGGAAAAGCTTTATAAGTCCGGAAAATCACAGACGATGAAATCTAAACATCTTGTGCAGGAAGATGGATACTCACATGCTGTAGACTTAATGGCTTATGATTCTGGAGAGCCATCATGGGATATAGTGGACTATGATAACATAGCAGATGCCATGAAAGCTGCTGCTTTAGAAACTGGAGCTAAAATTTGTTGGGGCGCAGCATGGCAAATAGATAACATAACAAAATGGGATGGCACAATGGAGCAAGCCATGAACGCTTATATAGATTTACGTAGGAGTCAGAACCGCCGCCCGTTCATTGATGGTCCTCACTTCCAATTGACAACATGACATCAAAGGTGCGAAAGAAAAAACGTGACGACATGAAAGGCATGTCTGTAAAAAGTGGGGACAAGCGACCCACTAAGTCAGGCGCAGGTATGACCGCAAAGGGAGTTGCTAAATATAGACGCAGAAATCCCGGTTCAAAGTTACAGACAGCAGTTACAGAAAGCAAACCTACAAGTAAAGCTAGAGCAGCAAGAAGAAAGTCCTTCTGCGCTAGAAGTGCAGGACAAATGAAAAAGTTTCCTAAAGCAGCAAAGAATCCAAACAGTAGACTGCGACAGGCAAGAAGAAGGTGGAAGTGTTAATATGGATAATGGAAAAAAATATGGTTACTCTTCTGTAGATAACATAACAGGAAAGAAGTTTAATACAGATTCTTTGTTTAATTTTACTCCTGCTAAAAGTAAAAAAGATTCATTGTTTGGTGGTGGCATAACAGACCCACATATGAATATTAAAGGTGGTAAGCTACGACCTGATATACGAAAAAATTACGTTGGTATAAAGTTTACAAAAGAGTTTAAGAAAAGATGACAAGACAACTTACAGAAAAACAACAGAAACTATTAAGTGTTTTATTTGATGAAGCAGGCGGTAATGTTACTATAGCAAAAAAGATTGCAGGATACGCAGATACATCTAGCACTGCAGACATTGTTAAAGGCTTGAAAGATGAGATACTTGAAGCGACACAAATGTGGATGGCACGTAACGCACCAAAAGCTGCAATGTCAATGACAGGAGCTTTGCTAGAACCTACAGAGCTAGGCATAAAAGAAAAGATGACAGCAGCAAAAGAAATACTTGACAGAGTTGGTTTAGTAAAAACAGAAAAGATGCAAGTAGAAGCAACAGGTGGTGTGATGCTTATGCCACCAAAAGCAGTAGTAGAGGACGATGACTAGAAGCATTGGCAGGTGGAAGCTACCACAACCAACAGATATAAAAGAAGATAACGAGTGGATATCTATACCACGCATTGCCAGAACTATACCTTTCGGTTATGTACAAGACGAGAATGACCCTGACGTTTTACGACCTGTACCCGATGAACTAAATTTGCTAGAAAAAGCAAGAACATATGTAAATCAATATTCATATCGACAAGTAGCAAATTGGATATCAACTCAGACAGGACGCTACATATCACATGTAGGATTAAGAAAACGATTAGAGAATGAGCGACAACGTAAGAACCAAGCTAAAGGCATCCGCCAGTGGGCAGACTATGCGGAAAAGGCAATCGCCAAAGCGAAAGCCCTTGAAGAAGAAAGAACAGGCGCAAGAGCCACAGGTTAAGATAGAAGAAGTTTCACATGAAACAGAATCTATTGAAGAGCATGCAAATGTTTTGTTTAAGCCGAATGAAGGACCTCAAACAGACTTCTTAGCTGCAAGTGAACGAGAAGTTTTGTATGGAGGTTCAGCAGGGGGTGGAAAGTCATACGCGATGTTGGCAGACCCATTACGGTATATGGGACACCCCTCGTTCAGCGGACTTCTACTGCGACACACCACAGAAGAGTTACGAGAACTTATATTTAAAAGTCAAGAACTCTATCCTAAAATATGGAAAGGGATTAAGTGGTCAGAGAGAAAGATGCAGTGGGTAGCACCATCAGGTGCAAGATTGTGGATGTCTTACCTAGATAGAGACGAAGATGTATTACGCTATCAAGGTTTGGCATTTAGTTGGATAGGATTTGATGAACTTACTCAATGGGCAACACCATACGCTTGGA